CGCGTCGATCTGTTCTCGGGCGTGCTTCTTGGCGGCGTCGAAGTCAGCCGCGCAAGATTGAACGCCGTCGCCCCAGTCGATCCGCTGCTCGTTCGACGCCGATGCCCGATAGGCGATGATGTCGGCGTCGATGAGAAGCGTGCGGCTCAATCGGTGCTGTCGATGACCCAGGCGAGGATCGCCAGTCCGATAAGAGCCGCCCCCACGCCGCCGAGGACGGCGAGGAGGTAACCAGCGGCGTCGGGCACCTGCCCAACCTGGACGCACTCGGTGGGGTTCTTGGCGTTGGCGCACTGGTCCTGCAGGGTCTCGCCGCACGCGCTGAGGAGGGTCGAGACGGCCAAGGTGGCCGCAATCAGGATACGATTCATGATTTGCTCCAGTTGAATATCTATTGTTTGTAGTGTTTAATATCCGGAATAAAGCCGGGTATAAAGTTAATACCCGGAATAAAGCCGGATATAGTTCAACCAGAAGTTGAAATTGTTTCAACATTTGGTTGAAATAGACGAAGTGACTACACGAGTTCTTGACGGAGGCGTGAATCGTCCGTATAACCCGCTCGTCTGCAGGAGACGGCGACCGCGCAGCTCGACTGGATCGAGCCTCGGTTCCGAGATCGAGAGGTTGCGGGTTCGAATCCCGTCGTTGTCCGACCGTCTCCTGCGACTTCTGGCCCCAAGAGCCAGCCGAGTGAGGTCACGCTGGGAACCCCAGCGCCACCTCCACGACGATTCCGCCGTTCTCGCGGGCGGCGCGGGTCGCATGAGCCTTCATGATCCAGAGCCGGGCGTGACGCTGGTCCGTAAGGTCGTACCCTGGCTTTCCGGTTCGGTAATCGTGGCCTCGGTTGTTGCCGAGCCACTGCGGTGACGCGCCCTGGTCAGGTGGGATCATTACAGCGAAGCGGATCATGTCGTCTTCTCCGCCCGGCACTTTGCGCACTCGTAGTAGGTCGTGGAGGAGCCTCGGGGATCGTACCCGGTCTCCTTCCAGTCGTGCGGACAAACGCTCTGCAGGGCGCGGATCGCAGCCTGCAGGCGCTTCCGCTCGTCCTCGACCACGGTCAGGCGAGCGCGAAGTTCCTTGATTGCTTCGTCCATCAGAAGATCGCCCACCAAGGCTTCTTGGTGACCTTCTTCTCAGCCTCGCGGTCCCGCTTCTCGCAGGCCGTGACGATGTCGTACTGGGCCCGCTTGTCGACGTTGGCCTTGTCGAGCTGGCCGGTCTGGGCGTCGGCGAAGACGACCCACGATCCGGCGGAGCCGTCAGCGGGGAGCTGCGCCCCCGGCGTCGGGTCCACCAACGACTTCGGCACCAGGGTCGAGCAGTCGCTGGCAGGACGGTTGTAGACGATATGCGTTGCGCAGGCAGATAGCGCGAAGGCCGGTGTTATGAAGATCAACATCGACCGGAGCAGTCGCTCCAGAAGCGGCGAGGATCGCATCGCGGTTTCCTTGAGTGACGACGTCGATCCGACCGTGGGCGGCCTGGGTGTCGACGACGATCTTGACGGTGTCCTGCGCGGCGGCCTTCGAGGCCTCGGCAGTGGCGGCGGTGGCGGTGGCCACGGCGGTTTCCTTCCGGGCCCGCGAGGGGGCCGTGAGGAACCAGTAGGCGGCGAGAACGGCGGCGAGCGCCGCGAGGCCGATCAGGATGTTGCGGATCATGCGATGACGATCCGCGCCGGGACCAGCTCACCGTCGGTCCTTGGGTTGCGCGGGTTCACGAACCGCTTGGAACCCCAGCCGATCAGCTTGGCTTCCTGAAGCTCGTTGGTCCGCCACCCGCCTTCCTTCTCGTAGAGGCCGTGGGTCGCGTCGTGGTAGCGAAAGACGTAGCGCTGCACGCTCATTGGTAGAGGCTCCTGAGTTTATGAGCGTCCCGTTCGAGGTCCGTCGCGAAGGCCTCCACGTCCGAGCTGGTGAGCTGGTGAAGGTCCTTGCGTCCGCCCTTCCAGGGCACGTCGATGGGCCGACCGGATTTGCGAATGCCAGCGGCCATCCGCCGAAGGACCGACGCTTGGTCCTCCAAGTCGATTGCTAGCGATGACGAGCGCATCAGCGTTTCCGTTCGATGAAGTCGAGGGTGCCGGTGGGGTCGGCGGCGAAGTGCTTGCCGAGCTTGTCGGCGTCCTCCCACAGGAGGAGCGTGCCCGAAGTCAGCAGCACCTTGCGACCGGCGAGGATGCGGTAGCGAAAGCCGCCGCGATCCCCGTCGATCACGTCATGGGTGAGCTTGGTCACTTGGGCTCGGTCAGCGCCTTCATGCCCAGCGCCGCGCCGATGGCAGCCAGCACGAGACCAGCACCAGTCCCGTAGGCGGTGGGGTCCCACGCCTGCTCAAGGTGGACCAGGGCCCACCCCGAGTTGACGATGAACTGGATGCCCATGAGGGCCCCCAGGATGCGGACGATGTCGGGCGTGTGGTTGTCGCTCCCCGTAAGGAGCCGACGCAGCCACGAGCCGGTGGCTTGGATGATCTTCATGAGGTCTCCTGAAGGGAGTTGGCGAGGACGTAGGTGAGGATGCGGGCCAGCTCCTCGGGGGTGCTGTCCGACTTGATGCGGTTCGCCCGGTTCGAGATGACGCGGACGTTGCCCCGCACGTAGCCGCGCCGGGGGACGATGCGGTCTAGCGAGGGGGAGTTGTCGAGGCCCCCTTCGAGGCCCCGCTGCAGCACGATGCCTAGGATCGGGCACCGCTCGGGGATCACGATGTCCCTGAAGGTCAGGTTGAAGGGCACCCCCTTCCGCTTGGCCCGGTATCGGGCGGCGGAAAGGAGTGCCTTCTCGGGACTTGGTGACAACGGAACCCGCTTCACGCGGTCGGTCATCAGTGGCTGTCGGCCCAATTGTGGCCCTTGTCGAAGGACCCAGCGAGCGGGCAGCGGAGGTTGAAGGCCACGCCCGCATCGCGGATCGCGTCCTTGCCCATCTGGCCGATTTCCTCGGCGAGATGCTCCGGCACCTCCATCTGGAACTCGTCGTGAATGTTCGCGACGAAGCCCATCACGTCGTCCCCGCGCCGCAGCTCACCAGTGACTAGGTCTGGGACCCACCCCTGTTCGAGCAGCCGGTTGAAGAGGATGACGAGCGCCTTCTTCATGACGATGGCACCGCCGCCTTGCAGCAGGGTGTTCAGCGCCGAGTGAGCTGAGCGGACGCGCAGCTTCGACCCGTCGACCGTCGGCAGGAAGCCGCTCTTCGCCAGACGCTGGACCTTGCGCTGCAGCTCGCCGAGAGCCGGGAGGCCTTCCTCGACGCGCATGCGGGCGCGCTTACCGAGCAGGGCGATGGCCCGCTCCCTCTTCTGCCCTGCAGGATGCTTGGCGTTGAACGCCTCGCGCTGCGCAGCAGTGAAGTCTTCGTAGATGACCATGCCCAGCTTGAGCAGGCCAGCGCCGTAGAGGTAGGCGTAAATCCAGGTCTTCGCGGAGTTGCGGCTGTTGAGCCGGATCAGCCGCTGATTGACCGTGTGGACGTCGGTGCCGTCTTCCTTGACGCCGTTGACGACCGTGTCGACGTAAGCGCCGCCGTCGTACTTGGCCATGTAGTGGCCGAGCATGCGCAGCTCCAAGCCCTCGGCGTCGCAGCCGCAGAGCATCATGCCCACGGCGACGATGAAGAGAGCGCGGCACTCGCGGCCATACGGGACGACGCCACGGGCGTTCACCAGCGACGGCACCTGGGCCATGTTCGGGTCCCAGTGCGTCATCCGGCGGGTGATCGCGCCGAGGGTGCTGACCTTGCCGTGGATGCGCCCGTCGGCGGCGATCTTCTTCAACCAGGCGTTGTCGCCATCGGCGAGCTGACCGATCCGCTTGTCGACCGTCAGGTAGTCGACAAGGAGCCGGGCCGCCGGGATGTGATCCAGCGAGCCCAGCGTCGTTTCGTCGACCTTGGGGTGCCCCTTCTCGGTGAACTCGACGGGTATCCAGTCGTAGAGCGTCTTCAGCCGGTCAGCGATTTGCTGACGGCTGCCGGGGTTGAACGAGACGAGCTTGAGCTTCTCGTAGGTCTCGCCCTTGGCGAACTCGACGATGTACTCCTCGCCGTTCTCGTCCCAGCGGCGCACCTTCGTGCGACGACCGGCGGTGACGACGACGGCCTGACCCTTGTACCGGACGGGCTCGACCCACGGCCTGAAGGTGGCGCGGAGCTGGTCCTCCAGCTCAGCCTTTCGGGCACGCAGGATGCCCTCAAGGGCCTCCGCCGCCTCGCGGTCGAACAGGAAGCCGAAACGCTCCTGTAGATGGATGATGAACTGGACGTCGTGTTCGAGGCGGACGGCCTCGAAGTGGAACTGCTTCTCGGCGCACTTGTCCCAGAGAGCCTCGGTGGTGACCGGGTCCTGGGCCGCGTACTCCTCCATCTCCTGGGTGAAGCTGTGCCACTCGCCCTCGTAGTCGGCCTTTAGGACGCCGAGGCGGATGCCCCAGGCCTTGAGCGAGTGCTTGCCGACCAGCTTCTGCTTGGCGAAGTCGAAGGGCCGCTTGCCCTTCTTGATGGCGTCAGCGTCGATCTGCTTGATGTGAGGCCAGATAAGCGGCGCGTAGACCATCGTGTCGTGGACCACGCAGCTCGGCTTCAGCTTGAACCAAGGGTAGACCTTGGTGATCGCGGGGATGTCGAACTTGATGATGTTGTGGCCGCAGACCTCGTCCGCTTCAGCCAGCACCATCAGGCCATCCACGATGCTCCCGTCGCGGGGAGCTGGCGAACCGTCGGCGAAGAAGCCGTCATTGTAACGGCGGCGCTCGCCGGTCGCCTTGTCGAGGATGTGCAGGGTGTGGACGACGGTCAGCTCGTCGAGCAGCCCGTTCGTCTCGATGTCGAATATCTTCAAAGAGCCGCTCCAAAGAAAAAGGGGGCCCCCGAAGGGACCCCCTGTGGGTCAGCCGGATGCGGCTGTGCGCCGGTTAGGCGAGGAGCGCGGCGATGCGCTCGCGGACGCGCTGGGCGCGCTCGCTGGTGTCGAAGCTCGCGCTGCGAAGGCTGACCTCGCTGGCGAGCTTGTTGCGCAGCGCGGTCTCGCGGGTGCGGCTCGCGGCGCGGGCGGCCTGCTCGCGCTCGACGATGGCATCGAGACGACCGACGGTGCGATCCAGGCTGCCCACGACGCTGTCGAGGTCGCGGCGGAGGAACGAGATGGCGGCCATCGCGGTGTCGATGAGATAGAGACGCAGGAAGGTGAACATGGGGATCAGGCTCCAGTGCTGGTGGGGATGTTGAGGGCTGAGAGCATCCTCGCGGTGCGCTCGGGGACACCCGCAAAGCCGCCGTCGTTGAGCAGCTCGTAGGTGACCGGGTAGTCGTCCATCTCGCCCTCCGAGGAGTGCGTGCGGGTGACAACGGCTTCGGGGCGGACGATGCGGACGATCACGCCGCCAGCGGCAACGATGGCGTCGGCTTCGTTCCGGTAGCGGACGTCGTCGAACACGACGGCAGCGCCGTCCCCGCGCATCATGCGGGCTTGGTTCATAGCGACGTTGACCCAGACCTCCGGGTGGACGCATGCGCGGCCCCACTCGGTCCCGATGGTCTGCATCAGGTGGCGCGGGGTGACTCCGCCGAGGACAGGGATCTCCTGCTCCTTCAGCTCGCCGTCGACCATGTCTTCCACGACCTCCCAAGGGAGCCCGAGGCCAGACAGGAAGGCCCGCGTCATTGCCTTGAGGGTCCCCGCCAGCCGGAGCCGGGTGAACCCGTGGTTCTCCACCAGGGAGTTCGCCACGGTGGTCTTGCCCGAGAACATTGCGGGCGAGCAGAGGCCGATCAGCGGCGGCAGCTTAGAGTTCATTGTCGGTCTCGTCCTTGAAGGGTTTGCCATCGCCCTCCGGCATCGGGACCTCGACCATGTGGCCGGTGTCCTTGTCGTAGGTGAGTGCGATGAAGGGTCCGACGGCGTCGCCCGTGGGGCGGTCCTTGAGGCCTCGGATGATGGTGGGGCAGTCGGGGTCCTGCTTGTTGCGCTCCAGGCCCATCAGGAAGTGGGACCAGAACGCGACCGCGCGGGAGCCTCGGAAGTGCTTTTCTTGGACGCGCCCGCCGTCCTCGTGGCTCTTCCCCTCGGGGGTGGCGAGGTGGAACACGAGGTGGATCGTGATGTCCAAGTCTTCGGCCAGCTCGGCCAGCTCGGACATGATGCCGTCCAGGGTCTGGCGTTCATTCTCATCGCCAGCCGTCAGGGCGGTCATCGGGTCGACGACGAAGTCGCGGACACCCTCCGCCAGCGCGAGGTAGCGGATCGTGCCCTTGACCGTCTCCCAGTTGCGCGCGCCCTTGAGCGACACCGACTTCAGGAGCGGGCGCAAGGACCGCATGATCTGACGGGCCTCGTCCTTGTCGTACTCGGTGCCGGGGACGTGGATGCGCTTGCCCATGACCATGCCCGCAAGCGTCTTGAGGGTCCGCTTCAGCGGCTCCTCGTAGAGGATGCAGGCCACGGGCCGGGGCTCGGGCATCGGCATGAACGAGGAGTGATCCTCGCCCAGGTCAGGACGCATCGCCGTGAGCATGAGCTGCTTCATCAGCGTGGTCTTTCCGGAGCCGGTGCCCGCGCCCCACGTATAGAGCGCGCTGCGGTGGATGCCGTAGGTGGCCTTGGTCATGGTGATCCACGGCCAAGGCAGGCCCCACCCCTGTTCTTCACAGGCGTCGTCGATGAGGTCGTCGTCGATGTCGTTGAGGACCTCGGGGACGAACTTGCGCGCTCCCCAAATGGCGTCGACCAGCTCCTTGGAGCGGCCTGCCTTCACCATGTCGTTGGCGTCCTTCATCCCCGCCGGGAGCGCAGCCACATAGGCCTTGCCGGGCGAGAGAAGCGGGAGACAGTCGGCGAGCGCCTCGCGACCGACCTCGTCCTCGTCGAAACAGAAGACGACCTTGTCGAACCGTTCGAGGAAGCCGAGCGCCTTGGTGATGAACTTGCGGGCTGACGGGGCTCCTTGGGGGACCGACACCGCTGGCCAGGACAGGCCCATCGCCTGACAAACGGACAGCGCGTCGATCTCCCCCTCCGTCACGACGATCATCTTGCCGCCGTCGCGGCAGAGGTGCTGGCCGAACAGCGGCAGCGCCTTCTTGATGTCGCCGAGTACCGTGAAATCTTTGCCGGGGAGGCGGACCTTCTGGGCGACCACGGTGCCCGTCTCGTCAACGAGCGGGGCGATGTGGCACTTCTGGCCGTTGAAGGTGCCGACTTGGTAGTTGTACTTGGCACAGACGCGGTCATCGAGCTTGCGGCTCGGGATCGCCTCCACGCTTCCTCTCAAGAGGCCTTCCATGCGGGGTCCTTTGGCGGGAGGGGATTGGGGACCCTCCTCGCCATCGGCACGCCCGAAACGCTCGCAGACGAAGCAATAGGTGTGGCCGTCGTCATAGACGGCGTTCCCATCGCTCGATCCGCAAGCGTCGCAGGATGTCTTGTAGAGGAGGCTGCTCTCGGTCAGCCCTTCCGCGTCACGCGCCATATGGGCTCGCGCTTCAGGGGGACCCGAGCATTGGTCGTGTCGATGCCCTGATCGGACATCATCGAGAGGAAGGCATCGGTCATGGCCGTGGTGCGGCGGACCAGCTCACGCGGCTGATGCGGCGTAGACGGCTTGCGCTGCGGCTTCGCCATTACGCGGCCTTCGCGACGAGCTGGTACTCGCCGTAGGGGTGGCCCGAAGCGTCCCGCTTCATGACCGTCTTGATCGTCTTGCCAGCCGGGATCAGGTCCGCGTCCTCGTTGCGGAGGCGCAGGATGGCGTCCGACAGTCGGAAGCTGCCGTACTCGGCCTGGGCGCTGACTTGAGTGATCTTGCCGAACCGGATCAGGTGCTTGGCGACAAGCACCGCCTTGTTTTCGTCGCGGGACATTCGGGTCTCCTTGGGGATTACTTGTTGGGGTGAACCTCCGCCCACCACGCCTTCGCGTCGAAGCTCGGGCACGCCTTGCGGACGCCGGGGACGTCGCGGTGTCCGAGGACGACGGCGGCGGGGTGTTTGGCGTGCAGGGTGGTGACGAGCTGCTTCAGGGAGGCCCACTGGGGCGGGGTGAAGTTGTTCTCGCCCAGGCCCTTCTTCGCGGCTTCCGAGCCGAGCGGCGGAGCGCCGCCGACGAGGCAGATTGCGAGGGACTGGGAGTTGATCCGGGGCTCGTGAGCGCCCGGCATGTCGTCGGGACGGCCCTTCTCGATGGTGCCGTCGCGCTTGATGACGTAGTGATAACCGATGTCGCGCCAGCCCTGCTTGCGGTGCCACTGGCGGATGTCGGACGCGCCGATGTTCTCGTGAGCCTTGTCGCCCGGCGTGGCCGAGCAGTGGATCGCGATGAACCCGATGCGGGTCATGGGCTTGTAGTTCACAGGCTCCTGATGGTGACGTGGATGCCGGGGGTGCCGGTGGTCCACGCCTTGGTGGCGGAGAGGGTCACAACCTGAGTGTCGTCGTGCCAGACGCGCCCGTCCTTGGTGACCGCGTCGAGGACCGCCTTGGCGTAGTTGTCGACGTCGGGTTTCGGGGCGGACAGCTTGGTGGTTTTCGGTCGGCTGACGCTGACCAGAAGGGTGACCTCGACGGGGCCCTCGAACGCTACCCCGGTTTCACCGAAGAACTCCGCGTTGAGGAGGTCGAGAGCTTCCTGCTGCCAG